CTCGCGAAGCTCGCCGCCCAGCGCGCCGGAAAGGGCGTTCGCAATAGGGCCGAGGATGAAGCGCCGGGCGGCGAGCTTCGCGAGGTCGGCGATCATCGAGGTGACCAGGTCGCGGAAGTCGAGCTTTCCGGTCTTCACGAAGTCGCCGATGGCGTTCTCGGCCGAAGTGAAGGCCCCGACCAGCGCGCTGCCGATATCCCCACCGATGTGGCGCGCCTTGCCGGCATAGTCGGCGAGCGCGGCGGTGACAGCCTGCCAGCCGGTGAGGGCGGTGTCCGCGCCTTGCGCCGCAGCCGTCCCTGCGTCGCGTGCAGCGCCGCCAGCGCCATCTGCGGCGGTGGCGGTGTCGTTCAGCCCGGAAGTCAGGGCATCGGCAGAAGCGGCCGCATCCGCCAGCGCGGTTTCTGCTTCGGTCCCCGTGCCGGTCACCGCATCCTTCAGCGCCTGCCAGCTGGCGAGCGGCCGACCGGCGGCATCGGCGAGCATCCCGGCCGCCTCGCGATAGCCGTCGGCCCGGGCGCGGGCATCGTCAGCCATGGCCCCGAGCCCGAGATCGGGTGGTTCCAGATAGGTCCGCGACAGCGCGGCCGAGAAGGCATCCGCGGCTGCGGCACCGGCTGCGGTCGCGGCCCCTTCAAAGGGATTGCCGATACGCCCCAGTTCCACCGGATCGAGGATGCCGATCCGCACGCCACCTTCGCCCGTGGCCCACTCTGGCAGCAAGGCCAGCGCCGTGTTCAGGGTCCCGATGAAGCTGTTGATACGGGTGACGACACCGTTCAACATCGCCTCGACGCCGGAGATCAGCCCGTTCGCGGCCTGAAACGCGAAGTCTCCGATGGCCCCCGGCAGGCTGCCCCAGATGGCGACGGCCGCGTCATAGGCCCCCTGGAAGATCGCGGCTGTCCGGTCGCCGAAGCTGACGACGCCCGCAATGGTGCCCTCGAGAGCCGAGAGACCCGCTGCCTTCAGGCCCTCCCATCCGGCCGCCATGCGGGCGAGTGCGGCGTCCAGCGACAGGCCGATGCGGGACCAGACCTCGCGCGCCAGATCGCCGAGCAGGCGGAAGGCTTCGCCCACACCGCCGACCCGGGCCACCAGCTGCGAGAACTGATAGACCAGCTCGCCCGCGCCAACGATCAGCGCACCGATGCCGGTGCGGATCAGGGCGCCGCGCAGGAACACGAGCGCCGTGGCCAAGCCGCCCACCGACAGGGCCGCGGCGGCGAGACCCGCCACCCACCGCCCGGCCATGACGGCCGCGAAGGTCGCCGCATAGGACGCCAGGCGTCCAAGGTTGCCGATCAACCCGTCGATGGCCGAGCGCAGGACGCCACCATCGGAGGCGAGGGCCACGAAGGCATTGGCCAGCGCCTCGATCGTCGGGGCCATGGCGACGGCGATGCGGTTCCGGAGACCATCGAACACGAGGGATACGGTGCCCAGCGCCAGTTGCGTGCGGCGCAGGGCTTCGAGCGCGTCACCGTCCAGAACCGCACCCAAATCGGAGGCCTGGTCGCCAAGCCGCGCCATGTCTGCCCCACCATTGCGCAGCAGTGGCAGGAGCCGCGTGGCGTCCGAGGCCATGGCCTCGAGATAGAAGGTCATCTCCTGCTGGCTGAGACCCGCCCGCTCCAGCGTGTCGACGTAGAGTTGCAGCGCCTCCGGCCCCGACAGCCGCGCGAACTGGTCGGCGGTGACGCCCACGCGCGGAGCCACATTCTCGAAGAAATCCGCCATCGGCCCGCCGCCGGTCTGCAGGAAATCCCCGACCCGGTCGTTCACGTCCTTCAGGATGTCGGCGAGCTTCTCCTGCTCGATCCCCACTGTCCGCGCGCCAGCCGACCAACGCTGCAGAGCCTCGGGCGTGGCATTGGCGACCTGCGCAAACTGGCGGATCTGCGCGGCGCTCTCGGCCGTCGAACGGACGATCAGCCCGAGCGAGGCCGTGGCGGCGGCAGCGGCGGCCCCGAGGGCGATGCCCGCCCGGCGCGCAAAGGCGGCCAGACGGGTGTTCGCCAGTTCCATCTCGCGCGACAGGCGGCCAAAGCCACGGGCACCGGCCTCACCGACACCCTCCAGTTCGGCACGCACGCGGCGTCCGCCCTCCGCCACGAGGCGGACGGAGACCTTCTTCTCAGCCATTCCGGCGTCCTTCCATCTGCTCGTTGAGTTTGCGCACCATCACCGCCTCGATCTCGGGCAGCAGTTCGGCGGCGATCAGGACATCGACGCCCAGCGCCTGTGCCAGCGAGAGGGCCGCACCCATGTCCCATCCGATCACGGCCCCCGGCGCGATGCGCAGTTGGCCACCAAGGCGCTGGGTCAGGTCCCAGACCTGCCAGCCCTCGACCGTCAGCGGCCGGTTCAGTCTTGCGGGGCAGTCGGGGCAGGGGCCTGCGCAGGCCGCGCAGTAGCCGTCGCCCCCGCCGAAGGACCAGTCGGCGAGGGCGCGGAGACGTTTTTTTCCTGATCCAGCATCAGGCCACGGGCGACGTACTGCGCCTGGAAGGCCTCGAAGACCGGCCAGATTTCGAGAAGGGCGTCGATCCCCGCTGGGCTGACGGGCATAAGGTTGCCATTCTCGTCACCGACACCTTCCCATTCCAGCACGGCGCGGCGCGCGACGGCCTTGGCCATGGCCAGCGCCAGGTCTTCCTGGCTGGAGGTTTCTGACAGGCCATCGATGGCGGGATCGGCGCGGGCGGAGACCATCAGCGCGGTGGTGAGAGGGGCCACCAGCACGCGAAGGCCGGGCAGCAGGTCCAGCCATTCGGGTCGGTTCGAAAGGTTCAGTCGGATCATGGTCAGTATCCCGTGACGGTGTTGACGAGGACGGCGGTGCACATGCGAGCGGGGCTGGTGGCCTTGGCGGCCTGCCAGTCGAAGCTGGCCTGGATGCCCTGGGGCCCCGGGATCTCGATCCGCGGGACGGGCAGGTAGACGGCGTGGGCCGTGAAGGTGAAGCTGGCATTCGCGCCGAGGCTGTAGGCGAATTCCAATTCGCAGGGCGTGCCGTCGATGGCCTGGGTGACGAGGGCGCTATCTGCGAAGCGCACCTCGATCCGTCCGGTCAGCGCCGCCATGCCGGGATCGGCGCCCTCGATCTTGCCGTCGTTGCGGATGGTCTCGATCCGGTCGAGGCCGTTGGTATAGGTGATCTCGGCCGAGACCACGTTGCCCAGCGCCGTGCCGTTGCGCTTCACCACCCCGTTGAAATGGCCGAAGCGCTGCAGGTCCAGGGCCGTGGGCGTCCCCGCGGCCGTGATGGCCGCAATCGCCTCGCCTTGCGCGATCAGCCGTGCAGTCGCAGTCAGCAGGCCCGAGCGGTTCATCTGCCACGACAACTGGTCCATCACGCAGCCCGCATACATCGCAAACCGCGGCACCTCGGGCATTGCCACTTCGATGGCCATGGAGGGCAGCGTCCAGTTGCCCGACTGGAAGGTGTGGGTCTTCGGCGTGGTCCCCGTCGTGGTCGGGGCGCCGAAGGCCGCCTTCAGCCAGAACCCGAAGGCCTCCACATCGATCGGCACCACCACCTCGCCATCGGCGGTGACGGCGTCCTTGATGGGGGCCAGGGGATCGCGGCCGTAGCCCAGCAGCTCGGAATTCAGCAGCGGCTGTTCCGCGCCCAGTGTGGTTCGGGCAAAGGGCATCAGCCGATAGCCGCTGGCGGGCGGGGTTCCGTAAACCGTCTCGAACGCAAGCGCCATCTGCGCCCGCGCGCCGTGAGCGCGTGCCATGGGGGTCTCCTATGTGGGGGGTGTCAGGCCAGAGGGCCGGTCGTGGTGTAGTGCAGGACGATGGTGATGACCGCCGCCTTCAAGGCCGCGGCACCCTCGATGGGCAGGTCGACCGATGCCGGGGCCTCGGGTTCGACCCAGTCACAGAGGCCGCCAAGCGTCCGGTCGGCTTCAAGCGCCGCGCCGATGGCAGCTATCAGGTCGTCGAAGGCGCTGGCCCGGCCGGTGCCAGCCTGAACGACGATCTCCAGCTCGGCCCGGTGCTGGTAGTGACAGCGCAGCGGTGACAGCGTCACTTCCGGCTCGCCCGGCTGGCCGTCGCGCAGGATGATCAGCCCGGCCACCGGGATCCGCTCGGGCAGCACCTCGTCACGCAAGGTGAGGGCGGCAAGCGGCTGCAGCCGCGCATGCAGCGCGGTGAGAATGGCTTCGCGGGTGGTGGGCATTGACATAAACCTCGCAGCCTCCCTTGGGTCGTTGCCGTGTTGCAGGCACCGTGCGGTGGGGTGAACGCTTCTTTACCAACTGCCGCTACAAACCACCCGCGGGTCAGCGGGAGGTTCCATGCAGCACAATCTACGGGAGTTCCTCCGCCACGGTGGCAACGGGCAGTACGTGTTCGGACGGCAGAACGGGGTCGTGTACGGCTATCGCGCGGGCATTTCCATCAAGTCGCTTTTCCCCGGCTATGCCGACCTGCGCGCCGATTTCACCGACCAACTCGACCGCGTGATCGCCGACAACACCCGGATGCTGCTGAATGCGCTGACGCCCCCGGACACTGTGCCGTGGGTGACCGAAGCAGACCTGCGCGACGTTTCCGATGCGAAGGAGGAGGCGCTGCGCCGGTGGGATGCGCGCTTGACGGCCATCTTCGAGGAATACGAGACCCATCCGCAACGCCTTCGCCCCCTGCGAACCGCCATGGAAGAACGCCTGCTGCGGGCCTTCGCGGGTTTGATCAACCAGCTTCGGCAGCAGGACCTCGGCATCGAGCGTTACATTTGGCGATCCCAGGACGACGCGAAAGTGCGTGACAGCCATGCCGAATACGACGACCAAGTGTTTCGCTGGGACGAGCCACCCGCAGGCAGCCATCCGGGGCAGGCGCACAACTGTCGTTGCTATGCCGAGCCGGTTGCGCCGGGATCACGGAATGATGTGATCCTTGCAGAGTTTGCACCGACGGCAGACAGTTTTCCGAACAGCGGCGGGATCGTACGCAGGCTGGCAAACGGCCTGATAGCTCGGTCACCTGCTGGGATAGCGGCCTATGCTGCGCTGGAAGCGAACAACCTGCTTCAAGGCTTCGTGCAGTCCGCCCGCGAGCAGCGAGTCCAAGATGCCGCCGCCATCCTGGGTGCTGACCTTGGCACCGTGGAGGGTTCGCTTGCCGCGCAATCCTACGCTCAGGCGCTGGTACTGGCTGAAAATGGCTTCTTGTCAGGGTCCCCGGAACGTGGCGAACGGGCGAGAGTGATAGCTGAAGCCCTCGGCTTGTACGAGATGTACCGGCCCGGTCTGTTCACATTACCCAACGAGAACGCCCTTGACGCGGTCAATCTCGCGCGCCGCCTCGCCGCAGACGCTCTCGCCGCACTGGACGCCGGGCGCCTTGTCATCGACGAAGGCTCACTTGCGCAGGGTTGGGTCGAGGTCTTTCCGGAACTGTCTGAGGATGACCGACGCCTCGGGCAGCTTCCCGGTTTCACGCCCGAACGCATCGAGCAATGGCTGGAAACCTACCCGGCAGAGGTGCTTGGGCTTCCGAACCACACGGGTTCGCCCCCTGTCGAAGATTCTACCGGCAACATCATCTCCACGCCGATCCCGGATGAAGCGGGGCCGAACATCGTGACTATGGAGAACCCGCATTCGATTGATAGCGTCTCTATCCCCGAAGACCGCGCGCGGCATATCCTGGATGGCGAGGGGCGTAGCGGAGGGCATCGATACGGAACGGGCACGCCGGGCAAGACGGAATTTCCCGCCAGTTGGTCCGATGATGACATTCTGGATGCTATCCGCCAGGTAGCAGGTTCCGGAACGGTTATCGGTCCGGCGCACCGAGAGGGTGATCTTTTGATCAGCGGCGAGGTAAATGGCGTTACGATACGAGTTGTCGTACGGCCAAACGGGGAAGTGCGAACCGGGTATCCAGTTTCAGGCGATGGCGTCATAGAGAATCCGAGGCAAGAATGACCGACAAAGAAGCAATCAACATTCTTGAGAAGCAGATCATGGCACTCGTTGCTGCTGGCGTTGATATGTCCATGGATCAGGAGTTCTTCCGTGTCGGGGAGTATGATCTCGCGCTGGAAGGTGTCTACGTTGCGCACAAAAGGCACCCCGGTGTGCTCGATGCAAGAGAAGTGCGGGCCCTCGTCGACGATTTCGGCATGGACACGGCCGAATTCGACCAGTGAACTGCTTCGAGAGTGGGAGTGGCCATGCGCGCCGTCAGTGCTGCATTATATCCTAACCTCCACCCACCCCGCCACGATCCGGCCCGGCACGCCGTCGATGGCCCGCTCCGCATCCCGCGCGAGGTCCAGCCGCTTGGGCAGCTTGACCTGCGGCACCAAGAGGAAGATCGGCACGGTGGTCAGCCCGCGGCCGGACTTCGCCCGTGACGCCACAGCGCGCCCCTTGCTGTTAATCCGCCCCTCGGCCACCAGCAGGCTCGGACCCAGGCGGCGATAGATGAACCGCAGCCGCAGTCCCGTGCGGCGTTCCCATTCGCCGGGGGTGATCCGGCCACCGCGGGTGGATTTGCCTGCGGCCGGGGTGGGGATGGCCAGCCAGAACCCGTTGCGCGACCGGATCAGCGGCCCAGCATCATGCGCGCCGACGATCACCGGGGCGTTCGACCAGACCAGCGCCGCGGCGTTCAGGCTCTCGCCGCCCTTGGGATAGGTGGCGAGCCGGATCGAGTTGCCGAGCCGGGTGCCGAGGCCCGCGCCGGTGATCTGGCCGCGCCAGGCGGATTTCAGGCCCGCGCCCGCCTCGCGCATGGCGGTGGTGACGGCCTTTTCGCCCGCGGCGATTTCCGCCTGCATCAGGTTGGCGAGGTCGGGGCTGATTTCCAGCTTCAGCCTCATGCTGGCCTCAGATCGAGGGTCCAGATCAGCCGTTCGCGGTCGCGCAGGGGTTCCCCCTGGATGACATGGCTGTCGGCACCGATGACGATCACGTCGCCCGGGCGCGGGGCGGGCAGGTCGACCACGCGCACGTCCACCACCATGGTGTCGCTGACGAACCGGCCCGCGCCGAAGTCGGTCACGCGATCCGGGGCGCGGCGAATGATGCGGATCTGGCGTTCCTCTGAGGTGGTGGCCGAGATCCAGAGGGCCGGGGCCGCCATGGAGGCATGGCTGAAGATGCGGTCCATGGCGGCGGCAAAGACGGACATGACGATTGCGGCCCGGCGTCAGTTCGAGGTGTGCAGGCGGATCGCAAGCCGCGGCCGCTTGTTCACCGGCAGGATCGAGGCCTCGGTCATCACGTCGATCCAGCGGCCCTTCTCGTCGAGATGCTGGCGGGCGTAGAGGGGCAGGCCGATGGTGTTGGCGGTTTCCAGCAGGTTCGCCGGGCCGCCATAGGTGGTGAAGGTGTCCATGGTGCCCAAGGGGAAGGCGATGCCCTCGTTCGCCGGGACCAGCCGTTCGGTGGCCTTGGTCGAGAGGGTGACAGTGCCGGAGTGCTCTTCGAAGAGGATCCCGGCGAAGGGGAAGTTGCGCCGCACATCCTCGCGCAGGGGCTGCGCGCCGGTCGAGGCGTAGAACTTGTAGGCCTCTTCGGTCTTCGGATGCGCGATCAGCTTGTCGAAGAACTCCCGGCTGACCAGCGCATGGACGCTGGTCATCGCCTCGCCCAGCAGATTGTCCTCGATGGCCCGCAGCACCTCGCGGACCTTGCCCTGCACGTTCGTGCCTGCGGTGCCCAGCACGAAGTCCACCGAGATCTGCGCCAGGCCGAACTCGGTGAAGTAGTTGTAGAGGGTAGTGCCCGCGCCATCCTTCACGATGCCGCGGAGCGCGTTCATCTCCATGTATTCGCGGGTCTGGGCATGCTTGCGCCGCATCAGCAGCAGCTTGCGGTTCATCACCTCGACGAGGGGATCGGCCGCGTCGAAGGCGCCCAGCGCGGGCTGTCCCTGGATGTCGGCAGGCAGGACCACGTCGTCATGCGGGATCCACGGCAGCGCGAAGGACCGCATGGACCGGCCCTCGCGCGTGCCGACCGTGGCGGGGCCGCCGAGGGGAACGGAGGGCAGAAGGCTCAGGACGCCCTCGTACTGTTCGATGATGACCGAGCGCTGGCTGACGCCTTCGAAGCGGAAGAGGCCGATCTGGGCGAGGCGGGTGTAGAGGTTGGGCAGGATGTTGATGGCCTGCGTCATCTCGGCCAGCGAATAGCCGCCAGCGTCGAAGGGATTGCGGACGAGGGTCATGGGATGCTCCGGGGGATGAGGGGATGGGCGCGGCCGGGTAGGCAGCGTCAGACGCCGTCGCGGGCGACGATGCCGACGGCGGCCAGCTGGGTGAGCTTCGCGGCGATCTTGGTGCCGTCATCGACCGTTGCGCCGTAGGCGAGGGCTGCGCGCGACACGATCGAGGGACCGCGGACCAGCACAATGCCCGTGGCATCGGCCAGCGTGGCGTCGACGGCGTAAAGCAGGACAGCCGTGGCGACCTGCGACCCGTCGGCCCCGGTCGCGGGCGACAGGGTATACTTGCCGCTGGCCGTGATTTTCCCGAGCACCGAGCCGACGGGGTAGGGCAGGCCCGCGAGGAGCGTCACAACCTCGCGGGTGTAGTTCGGGTTGACCTCGTATTTGAGGACGTCGCCCATGCTGGGCGGTTCCGTCAGGACGGGCATGGTTCAGTCTCCAGGATGTTGGTGGGGGTGCGCCGCGCGATGACGCAGCGCGGGGTGGTCCGCGCCGGTATCAGCGCGAGGCGGCGGCGGATTTCTTGGCGGCCGCGACGATGGGGCTTTCCTTGGCCCCGGGCGCGGGGGCCGTGGCGATGATGCCCGCGGCATCGCTGCGGGCAGCGAGATCGGCCAGGACCTTGGCGCGCAGGGCCTCGGGCTTCACGCCCTTGGCGACGGCGTCGGCGGCATCAATCTGGATGCCGAGGCGTGCGGCCTGTGCGCAGACCTGCGCGACCTCCGCCGCCTCGGCGCGGATCGCTTCGGGTGACATCGCGGCCGCCGTGGTTTGCACCGGCGCGACTGCCGCGGGCGGGGTTGGTTCCTGCGGCGTGCTGGCAGCAGGCGCGACCGCAGGCTGCGCATGGTCTTCGGGGGCGGTGGTCATCATCGAGCCCTTTCCTCTGGGGGTGATTGTGCCGCGATGTGCGGCGGTGAACGCGCGGAAGGCGGTGACGGGATCGGCCACCTCGTCGGCAAGACCGGCAAAAACCGCCGCCTCGCCGCGGAAGACGGCGGCTTCGGTGCCCAGCGCGCGTTGGGTGTCGAGGCGCTGGCCGCGGCCCTCGGCGACGGTCTCGGCAAAGAGTTGGCGGAGGTCTTCCAACTCGCCCGCGATCCTGGCTCGGACGGCCTCGGGCAGGGGCTGGTAAGGGTTCGCATCGACCTTGCGAGCGCCAGCGTGGATCAGCGTGACGGCGATGCCCTTCTGGTCGAGCGCGCCGCTCATGTCGCTGTGCATGGCCACGACGCCGATGCTGCCGACGGCGCCGGTGCGGGGCAGGATGACCCGGTCGGCCTGCGAAGCCAGCGCATAGGCGGCCGAGAGGGCGTGATCGGCGACGAAAGCCTGCACAGGCTTGACCTGGCGCGCGGCGCGGATGCGGTCGGCGAGGTCGAAGGCCCCCGCGACCTCGCCGCCGAAGCTGTCAATGTCCAGGGCAATGCCACGAATGGAGGGGTCGGCGACGGCCGCCTGCAGCTGGGCCGCGATCCCCTCGTAGGAGGTCAGCCCCGAGGATTGACCGATCCAGGCGCCGCGATGCACCAGCGTGCCCGCGATCTCGATAACGGCAATCCCGTCGACGACCGCGAAGGGCTGGCTTCCGTTCCGCACTTGGCGGCTGGTCAGGTCATCGCCGAAGAGAGAGGCGCGGGCGGGCAGGGCGACTGCATTCCCGTCTTCGGCCGCGATTTCCAGCCCCTCGACACTGATCTCCCGCCCGGTGATCCGCGGACCAAGCCCGGTCAGGAAAGCCAGCGCCTTGGCGGGATCGACCATCAGCGGCGTGTTGAAGACGCGCTGGGCGATCTGAGTGTGGTGCATCATGCGTCCTCCGCGGGCCGGGGATCACGGTCCTCACCCTCGTCATTCTCGCGCTGGTCCTCTTTGTCAGGGCCCGTTTCGCCGCCCTGATCCTCGCTGCTGCCACCGGCTGCCTGCGCCGGTGACCCCGGCCGCCGGAAGTCCAGGCCCAACTCCGCCTCGCGTTTGCGTTCCGCAGCGATTTCGCGGTCCACCTGCTCTGCGTCGTATCCCCGTTCGGCGATGGCCTGCGTGCGGGATTTGAGACCTGCCTCGATCTGCAGAATCTCGGCCGCGGCATCCTTGGCCGGGTCGATCCAGTCCCATTTCGTCGGGAGCCAGTCGCAGGCGAGATAAGCACGCCGGTCGGTGGCATAGCCCGGCAGATCGATGGCGCCCGCCAGCACGGCCATATCCATCCAGCGCGTCCAGACCGCCCGGCAGAGCTGATAGACCATCACCGAATGCTGGAAGGCCGAGATGCGGCGGCGGAAATCGACGAGCGCGATCCGCGTATTCGAGAAGTTGCCCTTCGCCGTGTCGCCGGTCAGATAGCCATAGGGCACGCCCAGCGCCGCGCCGATCTGCAGGAGCGTGCGGTACTGGAAGGGTTCGTAGGTGGACCCGGAATCCGGCGTCGATGGCGTGGTGACATCTTCGCCCGGATCCAGCCGCACCACTTGGCCCGGTTCCACCTCCAGATCGTCCTCGACCGGGTCGAGGGCGGTTTCCGGGGCGGGCGAGGTGATGAACATCGCGAACATCGCCGCGGTCTTCTTCCGCTCCAATTCCGCATCGTCGTAGAGATCGAGGGTGAACAGCTTCACCACTGCCGCGGCGAAGCGCGACACCCCGCGCAGCTGGCCCGCCTCGACCGGGTCCAGAATGTGGATCACCTCGGACGCGGGCACGCGCACCGTTTCCCCGGCCAGCCCCGGATCGGTCATGTCGCCCGGGTGGCGGCGCAGGAAGTGGTACGCCACACGCCGACCGATGCCGTCGAACTCGATCCCCTGCCGGATCGACCCGGCACCGGGCAGAACGCGGATCATGTCCTGGGGCAGCATTTCCGAGGGCAGCATCTGCAACTGCATCGGCACTGTCAGACCATCTTCGGGACGCCGGGTGCGGATGCGCAAGAACACCTCGCCTGCCAGGAATACCTCCCGCGCCGCCCGGCGCTGCAAGCCGAAGAAGTCGGTCAGCCCCTCGGCGTCGGCCTCGTCCGTCCAGGCGAGCCAGAGCTTCTGCAACTCCTCCTTCTTCGCTGCCACAGTTATCTTCGACGAGGGCTTGATGCCGTCGCCGACAACATGGTTGGCGAAGGCGTCGACGGCGTTCGCGGCATAGCCGTTGTTCTTGACCAGCCAGCGGGCGCGGGCCGTGATGGTCTCGCCGGAGGCGGCGATCAGCGTGTTCACATGCGCCCGGGTGGCCCGGAACCCGCGCATGCGACGGTGGGACTGCGCCGCGTCGAACCCGCCGATGATGGACCCGAGCCGCGCACGGAAGGCGTCGAGCACCATGGTCAGAGACCCTTCGTCGCGACCGTGCCCCAGCGGCGGCGACGCGGCGTGGCAGAGGCGGTGGCAATCCGTCCTTCCAGATCCCGGATCGCCGCAGCCAGTTCGGCGTCCGAGCCATAGGTCACGGTCTTGCCGTCGTAACTGACGCTGCGCAGCCCGGCGAAGCGGGCTTCTTGCAGTGCGGTCAGCAGGGCCTGCATGCGTTCCAAGTCCATCAGTCCCTCATGAAGTTCGGGGTGTAGGCCCGCCGTTTCCGGCGCGGCGTGGTCAGGGTTCCGGCCTTGGGCTGGGCCGGATCGGGTGGTGAACTTTCCGTTGCGACGGCCGTGGGCATGCGCGTTTCCACGCCCGCCTGAGTTTCCAGCCGCCGCCAGGTGGCTTCGTCCCACCGGTCTGCGCCAAGGATCCATGCCGCGGCGCGGGCGTAGACCCGGCAGTCCAGCGCCTCGTTCCGTTCACGCATCTTCTGCCATTCCTGATGGGCATAGCCGCGCTTGTTGCGGATCGTGACCAGCTGCTCGGCCACCAGCTGTTTCAGCCATTCGGTGTCGGCCCAGCCAGGGATGTGGACGGTGCCCGGCGCATCGAGGACGCCCAGCGCCCGGTCCTCATCTGACGGCCGTTCAATGCGCAGGAACCTGTAGGTCTCCGCCTTGAACGTCGCCGTTGCCACCGACCAGAGCCGCGCACCGCGGCGCAAGCGCTTCCCGCCGATGGTCGCATCGACATATGTCGGCCCCGAAACCGGCGCGGCCCGGTTGAAGCCCTCGAGCCCCTTCAGCGGCGCGACCTGCTCGAACCCGACCTTGCGCGACCAGGCATAGACCGCCGCGGCCTCATATCCGGTGTCGATGCCGAGCCGCGCCACGGTCATGAAGGCGCCGTTGGCATGTTGCCACGACCGGCCGAGCAAGGCGGTCAGCTTGTCCCATGCGGCCGGATCGTCAGGCCCGCCCGGAATGACGATGTGATCAACAAGCCAGGACTCGAGCCCCCGGCCCCAGGCCCAGATATCGACCTCGATGCGGTCCCTCTGGACGTCCGCCCCAGCGGTCAGGAACAGCCCCGGCACAGGCACGGTACCCGGCTTCCACGCCTCGCGCCGATCCGCCAGCCGTTGCCACTCCGGCGCGTCGCCGCTCTCGACCCATGTCTCGCCCAGAAGCGTGTTGCGCGCTGCGCGCAATGTCTCGTCCGACCCTTGGGCCGCCAGCCATTCCCGCGCGACGTCGGACCAGCTTTTCCACCCGAGCGGCGAGTAGAGTGCCGAGAGGTGGAACCCGATGGCCTTCGGATCCTTGGAAACCGCTGTCGCCCGCCATTCTCCGCGGGCGAGCATCTCGGTCTTGTGGTGTTCGGCGATGGGGCGTTCGCAACCCTCGCAGTGATAGGCCGCCGTTTCCGGCCGGCCCCTCGCCCAGCGCAGGCGGTCGAATTGCAGCCATTGCATCGTCCCGCAATGCGGGCAGGGGACGAAGTAGCGCCGCTGGTCGGACGCCTCGAACTCGCGCTCGATGCGCGACAGCCCCCGGATCGTGGGGGTCGACACCATGAACACCTTGCGCCGATGCGAGAAGGTGGTGGTGCGGGCTTCGGCCAGCGTGACCGGATCGCCTTCCTCGTCGGCTGAGGCCGGATAGGCGTCGACCTCGTCGAGGAAGACATAGCGCGCGGGCATCGACCGCAGGCCGGTCGCCGAATTCGCGCCGGTCAGCACGAGGATGCCGCCGGGGAATTCCTTCGACAGCATCGAATTCCCGGCATCGCGGGACCGCGCCGGGCTGACCTTCTCGCGCAGCGCCGGGCTGTCGGCGATCAGCGGGTCGATTCGGCCGCGTGACGACCGCTTCGCCATCTCGACCGTGGGCAGAACGGCGAGCATCGGGCCCGGGGCATGGTGGATCACGAAGCCGATCCAGTTGTTGCCGGCCTCGGTCGCGCCGACCTGCGCCGCCTTCATGAACGCGATGCGCTGCGCCGGGTGGCCGGGCGACAGCGCATCCATGATCTCGCGCAGGTAAGGGGTGCGCGCCGTCCGGTACCGGCCCGGCTCGGCCGAGGCGCGCGAGCTGAGCCAGCGGTGTTGATCCGCCCATTCCGACACCGTCAGGTTGGGGTCGGGGCGCATCCCCTGCCGCCAGACCCGGAGCAGATCCTCGGCGCCGTCGAAGCCGAGGTCGAGGCCGGCCGTCAGGTCGTTGTCGATCCGATCATCGTCACCCGAGGGAAACCCGGAGGTCGGCGAGGGCGTCGAGCTGTTCGCGGACATGGGCTTCCAGCACCCTCTGCATGATCGCGGTCTCGATCGTCACCGATGCCCCGGATTGCCGTTCCACCTCCGCCATGATCTGCGCCGCCATCAGCGCGGCCACCCGTCCGGGCCAGGTGACCCAGACGTCCCGTTCCTGCCGCGCCAGCCGAAACACCAGTGTTTCCGCCCGCGCACGGTCGACCAGCGCGCCCTTTTTCTTCTGGACCGCGATCTGCTTGTCCTGTGCGGCATAGACCGTCAGCAGCGTCCGGGCCTTGATGTAGGACGAGGTCTCGCCCGCACCGCTGGCGAGGGTTTCGCCACCCAGGCTGCGCCGCTGCTGGTCCGGGTCCGTCATCTCCGCCCGCCGCACATCCGAGGCCGCGGCGTTGATCGACCCGTCGTCATGCACCACCAGTCGCCCGTTCTTGCGTGCCTTCTGCACCCCGCCGCGCGACAGGCCAGAATGGGCCGCGTACTCGCGTTCGCTCATGCCTTTCATGGCGCTGTGAATCCCATCAAGATATTGAAAATAAACAGGAAAAGACAATCAATCCGGTTGATTGCCTTGCCCTCCAGAGCGATTCTGCGATCAGGAACTCACCCCTGGATCGGAGGCCAGACCATGACCGCAACCGCCAAACCCGCCCCCGCCGCGCCCGAGGCGCTCATGCTCGACATCGCCAAGCGCCACTTCTTCGTCGAGACGCTGGACACCCGGAACAGCGATGGGCTCGACTTCCACGACGTCGCCGTCTGGTCGATCCGCGCCGCCCTGATTGAGGCCTATGCCGCGGGCCTCGCTGCGGCCAAGCGCTGAGGGAGCCGTTGACATGACCATGGCCATCACCACCATCCGCATCGACTATTCCGCCCTTCCCGACGGCTTCGATCTGACCCGCCCCGACGCCATCGCCGAAGTCATCGAGCAGGCGCTGCGCGAGAGCGGGATCCCGGCCGAGGCGTCCGACGTCCTTTCGCACCTGAAGATCGAACTGCCCACCGCCCAGCTGGGCGCCGCCAGCCGCACGCTGGCCGAGATGCAGCTGATCTGACGGGAGCGATCAGAAAGCACTGATATTGCTCCGATTTGCCTACGATCATCCGCCCGACAGAGCGATGGTGTCGGCACCAAGACGATGCAACTCACCGAAGGACGCCCTTCCATGACGACCCGCCGCGCCACCGACAACTCCAAGGCCCTCGACGCCTTCATCGCTGCAAAGGCCGAGATCGACACCATGCTGGAGCGCCTGAAGGCCCTCAGCGACGACCACTTCGAAACCCAACCCGACGAGATCCATTGGGGGCATGTCGGGACGCTGACGCACTACGCGGGCCTGCTGCGCCAGATTACCGACAGTGCCTTCAAGGAAGGCGAACACGCCGCTTGACGCGCCCAACCCGCGCGATGGCCGCCCCGTCCGGATGGCGGGGCTTGCCTCAGTAGAAGGCGCGCACTGCGCGCGCCCAAGCGCCCGGAGGCCCCGATGACTACCCCGTCCGACACCCAATCCCTGATCCTGTCCCGCGCTGCCACCCGGCCCGGCAACCTCGCCCTGCCGCTGCCCGAGGGGCTGGTCGGCGCCGCCGCCAAGATGGTTGTCGGCAAGATGATCGCTCGCGGCTGGCTCGAGGAGGTCGAGGCAGACCTGCGGCGCGGCGAGCCGATGTGGCGCGAAACCGGCGACGGCCACGGCACCACGCTGATCGCGACCGAGGCCGGGCTCGAGGCCATCGGGATCGATCCGGTGGTGGCCAACGCCGTCGCCAGCGTGCGGAGGGCGAAGCCCAAGGCGGAACCCGCGCCCGACGCCACAGCCACCACGAAACCCATCGCCATCCGCGCTGGCACCAAGCAGGCGCAGATCATTGCCATGCTGCAGCGGCCCGAGGGGGCGACGGTCGCCGAAATGGTCGAGGCCACCGGATGGTTGGCGCACACGGTCAGGGGCTGCATCTCGGGGGCGCTGAAGAAGAAGCTGGGTTTGCCCATCGCCGCGGAGAAGGTCGAGGGTAGGGGGACGGTGTACACCCTCTTTCCCAGTTGCCAATATCGCAGTTGATCAAATTTGGGCTTCGACGTGCAAGACGTATGTCTGGGTCGGCCAAAGCACATGATGTCTGCCGGCCTTAGCATCCGAGACGGTACAGTGCTTTCGATGGAGGCGGCGAATTCCATCGCTGTCGATAAGGGTAATAGTGTGCTCGCTCATCGTGCTGATGCAGGTCCAGTGGTCATGCTTTCCGCCTAAGCCCAAGATCACCGACCCCGGTCCATGATCGGACAGATGCGAAGATATGAGTTCCCAGAATTGCTGGAGACCTTCAGGCGTTTGGCGAAATGCGAGTTGGCGGCTGAGGCGGTGACCCCGGTTGCCCTGCAGAAATTCACTGGCTGAGTCAATCAGTCGACCAAGGGGTTGCACTGTCATTCCGTTGCAAAGAGCATCTGCCAGACGATCCTCTTCTCCCAACTTGGCAATCAGTTGCCGGAATAGCTTCCTTTCATCTTCGCCATTCAACCTTTTCGGACTCAAGTTTCTCACAGAGTTGACGACTGCGTAGACCCCGCAGAGGCCGTCGAGATTACCCTGTATACGGGCCCTTGGCAGAGAGTTACGTGGCATGCCCTACATCCGCTTGAAATTGTCCAAGCGCACCGTATCGCGTGCAGCAACTTTCAGGCAATCAAAGTCTCCGCTGCTCATGATACGAGACCGCCTTCTCTTCCCGTCGCCATCTCCCAACGTCGTACAGCGACGTCGCAGTAGACCGGGTCCAGTTCCACAGCGCAGCAGCGCCGCCCGGTGCGTTCGGCGGCGATCAGCTGGGTGCCGGAACCGCAGAATGGCTCGAACACCAGGTCGCCTGGATCAGTGAAGGCTTCCAGCACTGCCTCGACCAGCGCCACCGGGAAGACGGCGGGGTGCGACCCGGCGGCGCCAAGACCGCCCTTGTGGCGCATGATGCGGAAGACGCTGTCCGGGATGCGGTGGCTCTGGATCGCGTTGCCGAAACCGGTCTTGCGATGAACCATGCCGTCGGCCCCGCGGAGCCCACCGCCGCCGAGGGTTTCGCCCGCGTGCTTGCTCTCCACTGTCTTGTTCGGCTTCCGGGGCTGGCGGTTGAAGTGGAAGATGAACTCGTGCGACGGTGCCAGCCGCCCGTTCCAGTCGCCGGGCAGGCCGGGCCCCTGGTCCCAGATATACCAGCCGAAGCGCCGCCAGCCCTGCGCGCGCATCCAGTCGAGCCAGCCTTCCCAATACGGGATCCATTCGCCATCGCGATGGACAAGGCCGAGGTTCACCAGCAGCTGGGCGTCGGCCGTGACGGGAGCCGCGGCGAAGACGCCTTGCATCAGCGCATCCCAATCGCCGACCTTCTCCTTCGCCGCGCCATAGTCGCGCTGCTGGGCATAGGGCGGGGAGGTGAAGAGGAGCGACGCCTGCGCCCCGTCCATCAGCCGCGCCACCACGGCGGGGTCGGTTGCATCGCCGCAGATCAGCCGATGATCGCCCAGCGCCCAGATGTCGCCCGGCTGGGTGACCGGTTCGGCCGGGGCCTCGGGGATGGTATCCGCGGTGTCATCGTCGATGGGCGCACGATCGTCGGCGTCATGCAGCAGCGCGTCCAGCTCGTCCTCGGGGATGCCGATCAGCCCCAGGTTGAAATCCTCGGCCATAAGGCCCCGCAATTCCTCGAGGAGGAGCGCCTCGTCCCACCCGCCCAGTTCGGTCAGCTTGTTGTCGGAGATCCGGTAGGCTCGGCGCTGCGCCTCGGTCAGATGGCCCAGCACGATGACTGGCGCCTCCGCCAGCCCGAGCTGTGCAGCGGCCAGGACGCGGCCATGGCCCGCGATCAACTCGCCATCCGCGGCAACCAGGCAAGGAACGGTCCAGCCGAATTCGGCCATGCTGGCGGCGATCTTCGCCACTTGATCGGCATCGTGGGTCTTTGCATTCCGGGCATAGGGGCGAAGGCGGCCCAGCGGCCAATGCTCGATCCGGCCGGGCAGGAGGGGCGCGTTCATGCCGCGAGCCGCTTGGCCTTGAGGGCGGCAAAGGTCTCGCCGGTTTCCGCCAGCACAGCCTCCTCGCCCGTGAAGGACTGCCAGCGCTCGATGGCGACGTCGACATAGGCCGGGTTCAACTCGATCCCGAAGCAGACACGCCCCGTCGTCTCGGCCGCGATCACGGTGGTGCCGGATCCCATGAAAGGCTCGTAGACTGCCTGGCCGGGGCTGGAACTGTTCAGGATCGGGCGGCGCATGCATTCGACCGGTTTCTGCGTGCCGTGGACCGTGTCTGCATCCTGATCTCGGTTGGCGATCTGCCAGAGCGTGGTCTGCTTGCGGTCCCCGGCCCAATGGCCCTTGCCTTTGGCGCGCACCGCATACCAGCAGGGTTCGTGCTGCCAATGATAGTCGCCGCGGCTGAGCACCAGCCTGTCCTTCGCCCAGATGATCTGCGACCGGATCGCGAAACCTGCTGCGGTCAAGCTGTCCGCCACGGTCCCGGCATGCAGCGCGCCGTGCCAGACATAGGCGACGTCGCCGGGAAACAGCGCCCATGCCTCGCGCCAGTCGGCGCGGTCGTCGTTCAGCACCTTTCCGGTGCGTTTCGTCTTGGCCGCGCCCGCCTGATTGCGCCAGCTTGGATCATACTCCACGCCATAGGGCGGGTCGGTGACCATCAGCAGGGGGCGTACATCCCCGAGCAGCCGTCCGACCACATCCGCCGCAGTGCTGTCGCCGCAGATCAGACGGTGCGCGCCGAGTTGCCACAGGTCGCCCGGCACCGACACCGGCGTGACCGGAAGTTCGGGCACATCGTCCTCGCCCTCGACCGGACCATCGTCGCCCAGCGCGTCGGGATCCCGCAAAAGCGCGTCGAGGTCATCGTCGCTGATGCCCAAGAGCGTCAGGTCGAAATCCTCAGCCAGCAGCCCCGCGATCTCGTCGCGCAGCAGGGCTTCGTCCCATTCGCCCAGTTCCGTCAGCTTGTTGTCGGCGATCCGGTAGGCCCGGCGCTCGGCCTCGTCGAGATGGCTGAGCCGGATGACCGGCACCTCGGTCAGCCCGAGCATGGTGGCCGCCAGCACCCGTCCATGGCCCGCGATCAGTTCGCCGTCGTCGGCCACCATGCAGGGCACGGTCCAGCCGAACTTGGCCATGCTGGCAGCGATCTTCGCCACCTGGTCGTCGCCGTGCATCTTGGCATTGCGGGCATACGGGCGCAGCCGGGCAATCGGCCAGGACTCTACCTGGCTCGGCGCGAAGACGAGGTCCATGGGATAGGGCTCGGGATGTGGGGGAGGGGAAATGAAAAGCGCCCGCGAGGGGGTTCCTCCGGGCGCAATTTCTTCGATGATCAAGGGGTAGGTCAATGGGGGCAGGTCTGTCAACCCGAAAAGTGAAGCGGATTCAACAGCTTCTAACGAATTGGCTTTTCGGGGTGGCTTCTGGCCACCTGGCTTCCCCGAAGGTGGCTTCCCTAGCTTCCCGCCGGGAATCCACCCCTGCCAGATCGCGATTCCGCAAGCCGCTGATCTGACTCACGAATTCCGGCATCAGGTCGCAAGGTGGCTTCCGCCTGGCTTCCCCGGTGAAAATGCCTCACGCTAGCGAACCGCCGCGCTGCGCCCCCCCGCATACGTTCGGGGCCGGGGAGGAACCAGAGGAGGGGGATGTTTGCTCGGTACAGACTGAATACATGTGGGGAAGTGATGTGTTGTCTCAGAGTGTCTATCTACCGTGCTTTCCGTATTCGATCTCTGCTGGATGATCTATGCTTGGTTAAGGACGGGAACTTCTGCGTTCTTCCACGATCCTTTCCCGCTATCTGTCGGGATGTGAGGGGCAACCTCCGCCACTGTTCGAGTGTGCAACACTGGCGGTGCTTGATTCATATCCCAGATATGGAAAATGTAAGCGTCGGCAGCCTGAACTGCCTTGTTCCATTCATTGCGTGTCACAATGAAGCGCATGGGAGAGATCGTAGTGGACTTGACTTCAATGAGCCTGTTCGCAATGCCGCCCTTGCTGTTATCGTAGGAAAGCACGTCGTAACCTGCAAAGTTGTCATCAAAACCTGGCCATTCCGGTTCCCGGTCAATACCGATGTCCTTGAGGCGCTTGCGCTCATGTTCCAGCGAAAGGATTTCTGCAGCGCGTCCCTGCTCCATTTTTTCGTGATCTGTGAGCAGGCGTGCATAGCCTGAAACCGAATCCCACCAGGTAACAACATGGAGTGGCGTCGGGCTCTCCATCAGACCGGCAGCTGCGAAAACATCTTGATCGTTGCGGTCAAGCCTTTTGACGAAGCGCTTACGGCCTTGGCGCATGAGCTTTGCCCAAATCGGTTGGTGCTTTATCAAGACACCCTTGATGCAGGTCTGGTAGAAAAGATGGCCGTCGAGCGGGCAGTCTTTCTCGACGAGCCCGGACAGGTAGACAGATGCTTCCATATCCAGGCTGTGTGCGTCTGCTTCAACGCTTTCGATTAGCGCAAGCAGATCGGTGAGCGGAAGTTCTGGATGACTTGCCCGATACTTGCGAAACAGGCGAAGTCCTTCGAAGCACGGCAGCGAGAAGACACGTTCGGTAGAGATCGCCGCGGTCATTCGACCTCCGGCGGAACGTCCGGTGCTGTACCCTCCATCTCCGCGATGAGGTCGATTATATCCTTGAGCTCGACATCATAGTCGAGCGGATCGGCGGCCTCTTCTTCGTCAAAGGCGATCTCGTGGAGATCAGGATCGTCAAGGAGCTGCTGCATGTTGCGGATTTTCTCAACAAGGCGGCGACTGACCGACATGTCGATGCTGCCGATGACGGGCGGTGCCTTGGAGCGGTAGATGTGAATGTGGGTTTCTTCGTCGGGTGCCAGACCGAGGCGGTGAATGCGGTCGATGGATTGAAGATAATGGGTCGAAACGTAGCTGCGGTCGGCGTAGATGGCATTGTGGCAGACGGTGTGGAGGCTTATGCCCTCACCCGCTGCAGCAGGATTTGCCACGAGGACGAAGCATCCTGGGTCTTCGTGGAAGCGCCGAATCCGTCCCTCTCTAGTTTCAGGATCACTAGGCAGGCCTGACGGAACTCCGCCATGGATGTAGACGGGGTTCAGGTCGGCAAGCGCCGAGACGAAACTGTGGATCGTGTCGGTGAAGATCGTCCAGATCACGCACTTCTTGCCGTCCCTCGCCAGTGCATAGGCATGATCCATGACTGCCCGCATTTTCGCGGAGTGGCCTTCATCGAGCACCTGATCGACAATGGCCGAGTCCACCTTGACGTCATCATTGGCCATCGCGCTGAGCGCGAGGGTTGGATTAACGGAGAGCTGAAGCAGGCGCATGACCGACCGCCGTGCTTTCAGGAACTGCGCGTCACCCATGCCGCGCGATATCTGCTTTGAATAGTTGCGCAGGAATTCGTTGCGGACGATGGAGTAAAGGGCGAGTTGCCCCGAATCCATGCTGATATCAATGAAGTGCCGCTCGGCGGGTGGAAGGCCTAGCTCGGTCTTGGTCGTGCGGACATAAAGATTACCGAGAACCTCACGCGGAGATTTTCCGTGCGAGATTTCGAGGCCGTAGCCGTGTCCAGGCCAGAGAAAATCGAGCTGCGACTCCATATCGGATGCCGCCTGCGGCATTGGCGTTCCCGTAAGGATATCGCGCCGTATGGGGTCATCTGCCGTTCGGAGAAAGAACGCGCCGCGCTGAGACTGCCAGCCCGCCTTCATGCGGTGGGCTTCATCAAGTACAAGATGGGTCGGCGTGGTGGCGAAATGTGAAGCCAGCAAACCCTGGTGACGGATCACCATGTCATAGGAGATGATGAACCGCGTCGCCCCCGACCGAAGCGCTTTTCGGGTTTCTTCCTCAGAACCGACCAAGAGCGTGAAAGGTTCAGAGCCGCCGTCTGGGGCATCTTCAATCATGCACTCGTCAGCAATGTCCATCCAGGCCTGAAAAGCCGCCTTCGGCGCGACGACAATGAAGTGATGTCCAGGTCGCCGCGTCAGCATATGCAGCGCGAATGTCACCGTAGTTTTTCCAGCGCCAGGAACAGAAAAGTTTGCACCGTTGCTGAGTGCGAGAAGGTGAGAAAGGTCTCGAAGCTGGAAGTCGCGGAGTTCCCGCTTGGTGAAGCCCATGTCTTTAAGCCGCGCTTCGATCTCATCCGTGCTGAGAACTTCAGTTATCTGACTGCGTAGCTCGCGTGTCTTGCGTATCTGCACAGCGAACGCGCGCAACTTGCCTTCGGCCTCACCCTCGGGTCTGAAGCGGAAATTCAGGCTTATCTGGTTGGCCTTGCTGCCAAGCTCTCGCACCACGCCAAGCGTGTCTGGCCAAGACAGATTGATCGCGCCGCCAGCAACGGTGTGATCGAGCTTCTTCGTACGAATCGCCAGCTTCAGGCGCGACCAGATGGGGGTTTCCAGCGCGTCGTCAGGCACTGTGAAAGTGCCTGTGTGATCTGGATTATATCGAACGGTTACGGCTGTTGGGGTATCGCTCACGCAGGCTTACTCCTCCCCGTCATCATCGGCAGCAACACCGTCCTGGCGCGCTTGGATCGCGGCCTCGATCTTGTCGAGACCTTTGCGGATCGATCCAATCTGCTTGAGGATGGCTGGCAAAGTCGGCGTTCCTGCGGAACTGATGTCGATGCCCGTGATCTTGGAGTTGACCTGCGCCAGCGCCTTGAGCGCGGCTTCTTCGTTCTTCTGACCTTTGTCGAGCTCAATGGCTGTCTCGCAGGCCTCGATCAAAGTGGTGATCGCTTCGTCCCTGGTATCTTCGTCACGCAGCACCTGGATGATGGGCGTGTAGTCTTTGCTGTCGCCGTCATTGTCGATATCGATGGCGAAATCATCGTCATCGACTTGATCGTCATCATCGGCGGCGGGCAGCTCAAGCTGATCTTCCATAATTTCCAGCACTTGGGGTGCCAGCTTGCCGAACGCCGCATTAAAGCGGTAGACACGCCCGCTAATCCTGTCGCGGTTTTCATAGAGACACCACGCAATCGCGCGGCTTGCGTTCTGAAGGTTCGCGTCCTTCTTGGCGATAGCTTTGGGGAGATCCCCAAATATCTGCTGCCCGTCCTGAAGCAGGTCGTACTCGCCAGGCTTCTTGACCCACTCGCTGAGGTACAAGTCTGCTTCATCCAGCGCTTGCAGGACGTTTTCGATGTCGGTCTTGCTGCGGCGAAGGCGGTCAGCGACCTCCTTCGTGGATCTGTTCTTTCCGACCTGGCGGCGGATCAGTCTTGCATCGCCGATCCAGTCATAGTCGAGCTTCGTTTGAGGCCGCGCTTGCAGATCGGCTTCGATATCGTCGATTTCGTCTCGCGTAACGTCTGGCGGCAAAACGGCACACTTGATGTTGGTGAAGCGATCATCAAGCGATCCATCCTTGCGCTTCATGAGCTCGCGCATAGCAGCAAGGCGTCGGTTGCCGTTAACGACAACACCCGTGCTGGTAATGAGGATCGTCTCGCGTTGGCCGTCCTTTTCCAGAACCGAGATGATTGGGGTAACAGAGTCGGTGCCCTGCTTGGCGAGCCGCGCCAGGATTTCGTGCTGCGCCTGCTGAGCGGTGGTCAGCTCCTGACCCTTCTCGAAGAAGTCCTTGGCCAGGCCTTCGCGGGCGATCTCCGTCTGCTGCGCGCTGAACGTGCGGCAGTTTTCCATGCGGTACACGGGAACGTCGATGGGCAAGGAAATCACCTTGGGCGTGAACTTGTCGCTACGAAAATCAAAAATAGTTTCGCCGAATTCATCCGACGCTTCTCGCCTCTTGGCGATCATGGCCTCGCGCTCTGCTCGGGGTGTCAGATTGATTTTGTAGGTCACTGGCGTCCCCCTTCTTACTCGAACGCGACCACGAGGATAGGCACGGTGATTACACGGTCGAAGAGCTCAAGCTCTTTGATAACGCGCTCGGCGTTGGCGATATTATCGCCAATGATCTTTGCAGCTTCTCTTGTTGGCAGGGCTATGCCTGCGGCTTCGATCTTCTGGCTTTGAAATAGGTATTGGAGCTTCAGGAGATCGTAGGGCGCTCGGCTCATGTTGCCCGTTTGAAGCTGGAACGCGAGATCGTCTTGCATGGCAAAGACGCTGAGGCCATGCGCCTGGTCGAGGTTGACGTTTAGCGCCCACCCTTCTTTCAGGAACTCGGTTTCCACATGCGTTCGAATATCGGGCGTGCATCGCGGCGCGATCTTGACTGCGGGCGCTTCAAAAACGTCCGTGAGCCATTCTTTCAGGTCACGCCGATCCCATTCGGCACCCGCGCTGTGATGATCTTCGTAGGTATATGCGAGCTTCATGGATCCTACTAAGCATTGGGGTCATAGACGGGTTTGTTCATCGGGCGGGTGCGGAGCGTACCTGCGCGGAGCTGGTGAATACGATCCCATGCAATATCGACATAGGCTTTATCGAGATCGCAGCCGTAGGCATGTCTTCCATGCTTCAACGCTGCAATCGCGGACGAACCAACGCCAAGATAAGGATCGAGGACGCTCTCGCCTTCGTTTGTCAAAGCCAACACCAATCTCTCCACCAGCCCGATGGGGAACTGGCAAGGATGATCGGTCTTTTCAACGTGGTTGGATTTGACATTGGGAATATCCCAAACATCGGAAGGGTTCTTTCCAAGAGGATTGCTGGAAAGCTCGCCCTTGTTCGGACCTTTGAAGTGCTTTTTGTTCGGATACTTCGAGGGGATGCGGACAGGATCTAGGTTGAACGTGTAGTCCTCAGATTTGGTGAACCATAGAATCGTTTCATGCCTACCCGAAAAGCGCTTCTGACAGTGCAGCCCATGACCGAATGTCCAAACAATTCGATTGCGGAGTTGCAGGCCGTGGTGCTTGAAGAGCGGGTAGAGAAGGATGTCTAGCGGGAATATCTCGCCTGAGTCAACGTGGTTGCCAACCTGCCAGCAGATGGACCCGTTTGGCGCGAGCAGACGTACGGCTTCGGCAATGCACGCAGCCTGATCCTCAACATATTTTTCTTGCGATGTGCGCTTTTCGTAAGACTTTCCAATGTTGTACGGCGGTGAGGTCACGATCAGACTCATGGACTCGTCAGGCAGACGGCGCATGAACTTTAAATTGTGCTCGCAAGCGATTTCGGCTTTCGCATCCCGTTCCAAGCGGTGGATTGTGGCACTATCGTTGTGGTCAGAGTGCACAAGGGCAACGGCTTGCTTCGAGGGCATGTCTTTGTTCCGATGATTCTTTACGCTGCATGAATGGTGCGGCAGGACGAAAACCGAGGCGGCACCTAGACGATATCTGGTATCTGGCGCGAAACGCAATCCTGCATCTGGCGTCGTTCGACCATCCTCGCCTCTTACCATACGTTAGTTGCTCTGGGTTAACGGAAGCTGACTTGGACAGGACCGGTGGCATCGGGAGTACTCGTCGTGCTGCTGGGCCGCACACAACTGTTACGGGCTTGGCGCACCGAGAGGCCGCTTGATGTCTGCCTCGACGACAGTCTCAACGGGATTTGGCAACAGCAATCAATGCCTTTGCCGGTGGCACCTCGGCGCCCCACGGCCGCGCCTTCGGCATCGCTGCCGTCACCTCGACCTCCCGCAGCATCCCGCCTTCGATTAGCCCCTCGCGAACCCAACCCAGCGCCTGGCACCAGTCGTCATAGCCGCGCCGGGCGGCCTCGATCTGTTGCGGATGGGGAGAAAAGGTGACCGGGCAGGCCAGGATGTCGACGGTCTTCCATGTGGCACGGGCGCCCGCGCCACGCACCCGGATGCGTTCGGTGCCGACGACGATGGCCCCTGCATGCGTGCCGTGCTGGTTCTGCTTGACGATGGTCGGCACGCAGCGCGGGACGGCGCCCGGCATCCAGTCCGGTGTCAGCCCGGCGCGGGCCAGTTCGGCGACGCGGATCGCCATGCGCTTGCCGCCGAGGCTGTCGGGGATCCCGGCGACAGTGGCGGCGATGACCTCAGCGTCCTCGTGGGTGTAGCCGCCGATCTTGTGCTGACCGCCGTCGATCTTGCAGCCCAGCACGGCGCGCTGCAGCAGGACGTATTCCAACCCGAAGCCGAAGCCTTCCTCGGTGACGTCTGGGGGCAGCGGCAGTTCCAGCTGCGCCTGTTCGATCCGGAACGCCCATTCCAGCGCGGCTTGCACGCCCAGCGCGCGCTTGATCCTGGTGCCGCTGACGCGGCCGTGGAAACTCATGGGTTCAATCCTTCAAGGAAATCCATCTGCGCCGGGCGCTGGGCCTGGTCCGTCGGCCGCCAGATCCACGGGCCCGAGGCCATGGGCAGCCGCGAGAGTGCGCCACGCATGTGCCGCTGCCAGAGGATGAACTCCGTTGCCGAGCAGGCGCAGAGCGCGTGCCCGATGGGCCAACCCATCAGCCATCCGACGAAGAGCGGGTTCAGCCGCCGCCGTGCCCGGCCCTTCAGGATCCGCCGCGAGACGACGCGCCCATGCGAGGCAGTCATCGAAGCCCAGAGCGGGCGCGAGATCGGGGCGTGTGGCGAGGACCGCGGCCCATCCGGCCAGATCGCCGGGGCTGGGCGGGTGAAGCCCTGCTCCGCCCGGTAGTGCAGCAGGTCCATCCGGGACTTGCCGTCGGTGCGCGTGATGCTGGCTTCCGAACTGCCCTTCCAGTTCTGTGCCGCCGGGGTCGGCCAGTGGTTCGGCAGGGCCTTCGCAATGCCCAGCGCCAGCGCTTCCGCCTTCCGGGTGAAGTCGCTGTTCCCGGCCGGGTTGTAGCGGCCGGTGCCGGGATGCAGGCTCATCGGTGTGGGCCAGGATGAAGATCCGCAGCCGTTCATGCGGCGCGCCGACCTCTGCCGCCGAGAACAGGCCCGCCGCAGGCCTGTAGCCCAATCCCCAAAGCTCTCGCAGGACGGTTTCAAGGCCGAGGGTGACGTGCCCGGCGACGTTTTCGAGGAAGATCCATTCGGGACGGCATTCGCCGATGACCCGCGCAACGTCGGGCCAGAGGTGCCGAGGATCTTCGGCGCCACCGCGCTTTCCAGCAGCGCTGAAGGGCTGGCAGGGGTATCCGGCAAGAACGGCATCGAAGGCGCCGCGGAATGGCCGGGCATCGAAGCTGCGCAGGTCGGTCCAGATTGGGGCCGGGACGAAATACCCCGCGCGCTGGGCGGCGATGAGGACCGCCCTTGGCCAGTCCTCCCATTCGACGAAGGCGCGGGTGTGATAGCCGGGCTCGGCGAGCATGAGGCCCAGATCAAGGCCTCCGCCGCCTGCGCAGAGGGACAATCCGTGCCGGGGACGTGACACCATGCCATTCACCGCACCCCGCGCTCGCGCAGGCGTTCGGCCGTGACCAGCCCCCGGGCCAGCATGGCGTCGCGCATCGTGTTGCTGATCGCGCTGACCGGCAGGTAGCGGTCAGAGTTGACCAGATCGGCGTAGAAGGCTGGCAAGTCGGTGATTGGCTTCGCAGCCGGGGCAGGGGCGGGAGCCTCCTTCGCCTTCCGGCGCTTCCGCCCGGTATCTTCGACCTTGCGCTGGGCGGCACGCTGCATCGCCCGGTCCAGCGCCTTCGGCCCATCAGGCGGTTCCGGATGTTCCTGGCGGCTGGCCTCGGCCGCAGCGATGATCTCCGCCTCGGTCAGGCAAAGTTCGTCGCGCCAGCGCTGGACGTGCAGCCGGGGCGGCCAGCCTTGCCACCAGCCGGGCAGTGCCGCGGGGTCGAGGCCGAGTGCTGCGAGCAGATCCCCGAAAACCTCATCGGAAATCGCCTCGCGCGCCTGCGCGCCCTCCTCCTCCTTTACTGGTTCTCTTAAAGGTTCCCTTACAGGGTTAGTGTCCGAAATCCGGACACGGCTTTCGGGATTTTCCGGACACGGCTCGGCCGGAAAATCGGACACGGGCCTCGCGCTATCCCCGTGTCCGAAATCCGGACACGGCAGGGCGTCGGCAGCGCCATCCAGGGGCGAACCCTCGGCCATGTCAGCGATTTCCGCGCCGCTGTCGTTGCCGTGTCCGATTTCCGGACACGGCACCACAGCCACGGGTGTGAACCCCGGCTCGAACCCCAGGATGTAGCGGGTGGGCAGCTGGCGCTTGGTCACGGGGTCGAGCCGCGGCACCCGCCGCAGCAAGCCCACCGCCTCGAGCTGGCCAAGGTGATCGTTCAGTGTGGACCGGCTGATCTCGCAGTCATGCGCCAGCCGGTCCTGCGAAGGAAAGCAGCCGTAATCCGGGTTGAACCGGTCGCACAGATGCCAGAGCACGATCTTGGTCGTCGGCTTCAGCCCGCGCTGCTTGATGGCCCAGTTGGTGGCCTCGTGGCTCATGGCGCTGTCCTCCGCAGGGCAGGGGCGATGCGCGTGGTGAAGCCGTGATCGGCCAGTGCGCCCAGCGCATCGTCGAGGCTGCGGACCAGCGCCCAGCTGAACCCCTGCGCCAGAACGGCATCACGGAATGCCTCCTGTTCCGGCCGCAGGCGCCCCTTCGGCGCCTTCAACTCGAGGAACAGGACGCGGCCGTCCCAGATCACCATCAGATCGGCGAACCCGGCATGGACGCCCATGCCGACAAGGATCGCCTGGCGCTTGGCCCCGCGGGGCCCGGCCTCGGTGACTTCGTTGGCGCAATGATGGATGATGGCCGAGCGGGGCAGGGCGATGCGAAGCGCCTGCACGACGGCGCGCTGCAGATCGGCCTCGGGGGTGCCAAGGCGCATCATCGCGCGGCCCTCCCCTGGTCTTCGCGCTGGGCGCGCCGCACCGGCCGTCGCGCATCGACGACGACCAGCAGGCGCTGGGCATCAGCTCGCTCGCCCGGGGTCTCGCCATGCTGGGCAAGCACGTTGCAGGCGAGCCGGATCAGGAGATCGCTGTGATGCGCGACGTCAGCGATGACGGCGCGGGCCTCGGCCACGCGGTCGGCGGGCCAGGTGGAACTGCGGGGCTGCATGGTCATGACCGCCCCCGCGTCTTGCGCACCGGATGGGCCTGTTCCTGCGCGCGGATCCACTCCTGAATGGCTGCGCGGCGATAGAAGGTCTTTCGACCTATGCGTGTGCAGGGCGGCCCCTGGCGGCGGGCTTCCCATCGAGACAGCGTGTCTGCCGTCAGGCCCAGCGCCCGGGCCAGCTGCTCTCGGCTGATCCAGTCGGCCAGCAGGTCGGGGATGTCCTCGTCAAGATCGGTCTGAATGTCCTTCATCGGCTGCTCCATTCGCGCGGCACCCCTATGGCGGGGTCGGTTCAGCGAAGCAGAGCGCGAGGACCGGAAGACAGGCGGAAGGTGGAATTGAGGGCCGCCGCCCTATTCCACCTCTTGTTTCATTGAGGTTTTTTGCCGTGATGGCAGATTGGATCACCGCAGGAACGCGTCTCCGCGACCAGGGTCCGTGCCGGTTCCGAGCGGCGATTCATGCGCCAGCGTTACCGCTCTCTCCGGGGAGGGCCGATTGGCCGGTGTTCAGGCGGTTTCGTCGCTGCTGAGGGGAGCGGAATTGCCGGAATGGGGCGTTCCGGTCAGGTTCCGCAGGCGCTCGACGATATCCACAGGTTCTTTCTTTGTTCGGGTGGTGCATCACAGGTTTGTGGTTGCGTGCTCGCCTTCTGGATGCATAGATTAATGGTTGAGCAGTCCATAAGAATCGAAAAGACGAACACAGTCGGATGTCTGCGCCGGTGACGGTGCGGCTCTGGCCTGCAGGCGGTTTTCCTCGACGACGTGCTCTCCACCCCGTGTGCCCGCGCGCCTCTCGCGCGCAGGGTCATTTGCAACCCGCGTGCTGACGGCCCTGGCCGATCGATGCCGCATGTCTGAAAGGAGATTGTTTCATGCCGCTTCCGCCCGTTGCCTTCTTCTCGATCTACGAAATCGCCGTGCGCTGGGGCTGTCACCCGGCCGATGTGGCGGGCTGGGCGGCGGCGGGGCATCTGCATGTCGTGGCGGGCATTCCTCCCGTCCTCTGCGGTGACGAGACGGTGGCCGGTATGGTCCAGGTGCCGATGGCGGAACTGATGGGGATGTTCCGGCGGATGGGCCCGAGCGAGCAGGCGCGGCTCAGGCGAGTCATGCCGCTGGGCAGCAAGACCTGGCTCAAGATCACCGATCCGGCAGAGGGTGTACTGGTCCGGTCCTCGGACTTACTGCTGGATTCCGGAACGCTGCAAGCCTTCGAGGAGGAACGCGATCTGCTGCGGCGCCCGGCTTCCACCATAGGGGCCAGCCCGCGCTACGATTGGGACGCGATGTACGCGTGGCTGACGTGGTTCCTGTTCGAAAAGGGCGTGCCCGACACCCAGACCGCGCTGGTCACGCTGGTGCAGGACTGGTTCGTCCAGAACTCGAAGTCGGGCGAGGTGCCGGATGAAAGCACCATCCGCAAGCGGCTGTCCTCGCTCTGGCGCAGGCTGCGCGGCGAGGATGCCGCGTGACGGTCAGGCCGATTTCGGAAGGTCGGCCCCGTCCTGTGCCGCGTCATGCACGAGGCGCGGCCGCGGGCGCAGGAGGCTGGCCACCGTGTCGACGCCCGCCCGGAGGGGAGAATCCATCAGGTGCGCATAGCGCTGGGTGGTCTGCATCTGGCTGTGGCCCAGAAGCTTGCCGATCATTTCCAGCGATGCGCCGCCACTGACCAGAAGCGAGGCAAAGGTGTGGCGCAGGTCGTGGATGCGGACGTCGGCCAGCCCGGCGTCCTTCTGCACCTTGGCCCAGAAGCGGCGGATTTCGCGCACCGGTTGGCCCACGGTGTCGCCGGGGAAGAGCCACGGATTCCCGCGTGGCACCGCCTGCTGGCGCAGCCGCACGATGGCCGCGACGTCCTGTGAAATCGGGACGCGATGGATCTTGCGCTGCTTCGTGGTCGAGGCGGGTTTCGACCAGATGGCATAGTCGAGGTTGAACTGTTCGAACCGCGCGGTGCGAACCTCGCCCACCCGCGCGCCGGTCAACATGCACATGCGGATGATCGCCGCGGCGCGCTGATCCTCGGCGCCATCCAGCACGGTCGCCAGTCGAGTCAGCTCTTCGGGCGACAGGAAGCGCTCGCGGGCATGTTCGATGCGACGATGGAACCCCTGCGCGGGGTTGTCCGTCCGCCATTCCCATTCCATGGCCAGCGTGAACATCTTGCGCAGCACCTCACCCATGCGGTTGGCGCGGATCGGGGTGGGCTTGTGGCCCTGCAGTTTGCGGGCCCTGTTATTGGGTTTCGCCTTGCAGGGGCGGGGGCGGCCCTCGGCCACGAAATCGAGGAACTTCGCGACGTCGGTCTTGGTGATCTCCGTCACCAGCCGGTTGCCCCAGGCCGGTTCGACCATCTTCTTCAGCATCGAGACCTGGTCGCCCGCATTCGTCTTGGCCAGTTTCGGCAGATGCTCCGCGATGTAGCGGTCGATCATGTCCGTGATCCGCGGGGCCCCGCGCCATTCATCCCGCGCCGCCAGAGGATCCTGTCCCTCGTCGATGGCGCGGCGCAGTTCCTTGGCCCGTTCGCGCGCGGCCGTGACGCTCCACTCCGGCCAGCGCCCGATGGTCATCCGCCGCTGCCGCCCGGCGTGCCGGTAGTCGATGGTGAAGGTCCGCGCGCCCGAGGCCTGCACACGGGCGGCGAAGCCGATCACCTCCGTGTCGAATATCTGATAGCTGACGCCGGGCTTGGGTTCCGCCTCGCGCAGGGTTTTCTCATTCAGTTTCAGTCTCTTGACCATCCATCCCGCCTCCAAGTCCTGTGACACAGGCGTAGACCCGCGCCACTATCAAGTCGGACCACGAGGCAGGGACCGGAATACAGGCGGAAGGTGGAATTGCGCGCCGGTGGCAATTCCGGACAGGAAGAACAAGGGGTTGGGCGAACTGGCCCAGCGCGCGGGACAGGGAGCAGACGGAGGCACGCCACCATCTGTACCCATCGTTTGATCGGGGTCCGCCCATGGGGTAATCCTGTCGGCACGCTCCCAATCGCGAAACTGCCATGCCCAGCGCCAAGCCCCCGAGAAACCTGACGCCAGTGCTGTGTCAGCGCCTGCAAGCCGAGATGCTGAAGGCCTGTGAGGCTGTCGCCGCCCGTCATGGCCTGGTGGTCGAGCCGCGGAACATCACTGCCGTTGACCTGCGCTGGGGGTTTGATGCCACCTTTCGCGTGTCGATCCCCCTGCCGGACGGCTCAGCCCTCGACCTTGGGCGGTTGCGGTTCGAGGCGCTGGCTGAGGCACTTGGGCTTTCCCCCGCCGATTACGGCCGCCAGTTCAGCACAGGGCGCGAGCAGTTCCGCGTCACCGGCATCGACCCCCGCCGCCCAAAATACCCGGTGTCAGCCGAGCGAATCCCCGATGGCCAGGGCTTCAAGTTCACCGCAGAACAGGTGGCACTGCTGCTGCAGAAGAGGATGAAGGATGTTGCGCCGAAGAGGTAG